CGCTTTGCACAGAGTCGCAATTTAGCATAGGGGGCGTTTAATTTATATGAAGGCAAAAAAAATATGACAGGGCCAGCACCGAAACCAACTGAACTCAAGCGTGTATTAGGAAACCCAGGCAAGCGCAAACTTCCTGATATGAGCAATGTTATTGCGCTTCCACGCATTGATGACAAGCCACCGGCGCAACTTTCAAAGGGCGCAAAGAAACTTTGGGCAGACATTCGTGCGATGGCACCGTGGATTGCAAACTCAGATGGCATCGCCTTGATTGAACTATGCGAGAAGTTTGATCGCAAAACTCATCTTGTTGAAAAGTTGAAAGAAACAGAATATGTCCTTTTCACAGACAAAGGCTATGCCTATGCAAACCCACTTGTCGGAATGATCAGCACAACAGAGAATGAGATTTTGAAACTTCTGTCAGTTCTAGGTTTAACACCTTCTGACCGAAGCAAGTTGGGGGTTGCAGAAGTTAAGGTTCGCAGTAAGTTAGACGAGCTACTTTCGCAAAAGCGCAATGTCTGAGAAGTCTTGGCCGCCACGATGGTTGACTGAAGTTCCACTTGAAGATCAGCTTCGTGGAGACGGTGACTTGTACGCCGACTTTGCCGAAGCCGTTTGTCGAGTCACAAAAGATTCAGTCGCATCACCTGCCGGCAAGTTGCTATCGCTTCGCCCCTGGCAACGCGAGTTGCTTCGTCACTCACTTGCTCGCCGTGAAGATGGAAGATTTCGTCACAGAACCGCCCTAGTCGGAATGGCCCGGAAGAACGGCAAAAGTGCATTGGCTGCTTCAATGGGTCTTGCAGGTTTAACAGTTGGCGGCAACGGTTCAGAAATTTATTCGTGTGCAGCAGACCGCGATCAGGCAAGAATTGTATTTGGCACCGCCAAACGAATGATTGAAATGGATCAAGAACTCTCATCCATGTTCACGCTCTACCGCGATGCAATTGAGTTCAAAGAAAAGGCTTCTGTCTATCGAGTCCTTTCGGCAGAGGCTTACACAAAAGAAGGTTTGAACCCTTCACCGCTTGTCATCTTTGACGAGGTTCACGCACAACCTTCATGGGATTTGTGGAACACTCTCTCACTTGCAGGTGGCGCACGAGCTGATTCATTGCTCTTTGGAATTACAACGGCAGGTGTAAAAACACAAGCCAACGGTCAGGATTCACTTTGCTATTCGCTCTACCAATACGGGCAACGAATCGTCAAAGAAGAAACCAAAGACCCATCATTTTTCTTTGCATGGTGGGAACCTGCAAAACCTGAAGGCGATCACAGAGACAAAGATATGTGGGCCGAGGCAAATCCTGGTTTGAATGACATTGTTGATTTAGGAGATTTCGAGAGCGCCGTGTTGCGTACCCCCGAAGCTGAATTTCGCACCAAGCGCATCAATTGCTTTGTCAGTACCTCTGTTGCATGGTTGCCAACAGGCTCATGGGAAGCGATAGAAGATAAAACAAGAGTTCCAATACCTGGCGAAGAAGTTGTCCTTGCCTTTGATGGTTCTTTCTCCAATGACTCAACTGCACTTGTTGCCTGGTCACTTGGCGGTGAAAAGCCACACTTGAGCGTTCTTGGGTTATGGGAAAGACCCGAAGATGCCGAACAAGGGTGGTATGTACCAATTGCCGAAGTTGAACAGACAATCATTTCAAATGCACGAGATACTCGATTTGATGTGCGAGAGATTGTTTTCGACCCTGCCAGATGGAACCGAACCTTTATGGTTCTTGATGAAGAAGGACTCCCCGTTGTCGCCTACCCCAACAGCGCAGAGCGAATGGTTCCTGCAACACAAAAGTTCTACGAAGGCGTTGTCAATCAGTCGTTCACTCACGATGGGGATGAGCGCCTTGCAAGGCACATTGCAAACTGTGTCACGAAACAATCATCACGAGGTGTAATGGTTGCAAAGGCAAGTTCTCGCCGTAAGGTGGATGCCGCCGTTGCTTCAATCTTTGGTTATGACAGAGCCACCCAACCTGCGCCACCAAAGCCACCTACCCCACGATATTTTTCTATCCAAGTCTAAGGAGATCAATGAACTTCTTGAAGAAGATTGATTATGCACTCATCATTGAGGTCATCGGTGTCTCTTTGGTAACAAGTGGGCTTTGGATGCTTTCCGTACCTGTCGCATTGATTGCGCTCGGTGGGTTTTTAGTATGGGCGACAGAAAAGGTTGAGAAATGAGTTTGAGTAAGAGACTGCGCGGAGCAGGAGACAAGCGAGCCAACAATAGTCAATATGTTGAACCGATCATCCCTGGTCGCCCTGCATACATGGCACCTTCAGGAATTGATGTAACTGCCGACAGCGCGATCCGTATGTCAACAGTTTATGCTTGCGTGCGCCTTCTAGGTGACACAATCAGCTCGCTACCACTTGGCGCTTATGTACGCCGTGGTCGCGCTCGCATTTCTTATGCAGCAGCATATGGTGAAACTCCATATTGGGTGAACACTCCCAACCCTGAAACATCACGAATTGAATTTTATGAGCAAGTGATTGCCTCACTTAATATTCACGGAAACGCCTTTATCTTGACCGTACGCGATGACAACAACGAGGTTGTGGAACTTTATTGCCTCAACCCTGATGATGTCAGAATCCGCCGTCTGCGCCCTAATGAACCTCTTGTGTACGAGGTTCAGACACGCGATGAGCAGGGTGCATACACGCAAATTCTTACAAAGAATGAAATGCTCCACATCCCATTGTTTAGATTGCCTGGCACAAACTATGGTCTCGGCCCAATCGCTGCTGCTCGATTAACTGTTGGCGCTGCTATGGCAGCAGACACTTATGCAGCAGCCTATTTCGGCAATGCAGCAAACCCAGGCGGAGTCATTGAAATTCCTGGCGAACTAACAGAAGAGCAAGCACAAGACATTGGCCGCGATTGGAACATCACACACACAGGCCCATACCGCGCAGGAAAAATCGGCGTGCTTTCAGGTGGTGCTTCATTCAAGCCATTGACTTTGAACGCCCAAGATGCCCAGTTGCTAGACACACGCCGGTTCAATGTGGAAGATATCGCCCGATTGTTCCGCGTTCCGATCAGCCTTTTGGGTCATCCGGTTGCAGGTGCGATGTCATTTGCATCAGTTGAAGCACAGAATCTTTCTTTTGTTCAGCACTCATTGCGCCCATTGCTTGAGCGATTAGAGCAATCTTTCAGCACTTTACTTCCTGAACCTGACGGTTTTATCAAGTTCAATCTTGATGCTTTGCTACGAGGCACAACACTTGAACGCTATGAAGCCTACACAAAGGGCTTGCGTGAGGGTTTCTTGAGCCTGAACGATGTTCATGCAATGGAAGATATGGCACCGATTCCTGATGGTGACAACTATCGTGTGCCATTGCAAAACATTGATGCAAGTGATGCAAAAGATGTTGGTGTCAAGTTGCGTGCTGAAATCGTTACTCAGCTCGTTCAAGTTGGATATGACCCTGAAGCGGTATTGGCTGCGATTGGAATGGAACCGATGGCACACACAGGGGTTCCTTCAAGTCAGTTGCAACCTGTTGCTCAAATTGACCCAGGCGATCCTGCATCTGTCTATGAGGTCAACTCTCGTGAGGCTCGCAATGAGCAACCACATATGATTCTTCAAGTTCCTGAACCAACAGTCAATGTCGCAGCACCTAATGTGACGATTGAACCTGCGATGGTCATGCTTGATTCACCACAGGTCAATGTTGAGGCACCGAATGTCACCGTTGATGCTCCAACTGTCAATGTGACAAACACAATTGAACGCACTCGTGTTCGCAAGAGAATCATCCGCGATGAGAACAACCTCATTGTTGAAGTGATTGAAGAGTTTGTTGAGGGGGATGAATAATGGCAACAGGTCTGAGTTCATATCTTGCAAACAAGTTTCTTGATGCAGTTGGCAACGCCACCGCCTATTCAGCAGCCAATGTCTTTGTGAAATTACATATCGGCGACCCAGGCGCAAATGGCACAGGCAATCCTGCAACTGAAACAACTCGTCAATCAGTTTCCTTTGGAACTGCATCAGGTGGCGGATTGACTTCAGATGCAGATGTCTCTTGGACAAACATTGCAGGTTCAGAGGATGCGACATTTTTCACGGCTTGGGATAATGCAACAACAGGCAACTTCTTGTTTAGTGGTGCCATTACAGGCAACCCTTACACGGCAGGAGATACCTTCACGATTCCAAGCGGTTCTCTGACAGTTTCGCTCACACTAGCGAGCTGATATGGCGCAGTTTGTTCTTGATACCTCTGAACTCGATGTTGATGTTCTAGGGCCGATCACATTTGCAACTGCAAATGCAACTCTTGGTTCTCTGAGTGCAAGTGCAACTGCTCGGATTGACAACATTGTTTCGGCAAGCGCACCTCTTGGTGGACTTCTAGCACAGGCAACAATTCCTCAACCTGAAACTGCCGTTGTTGGATCATTCGGAATGCCGAACTTTGTTCAGCCTAACTTTGTTCTTCCAACACCTGAACCAAAGATTCCAAGTGTAATTCTTGCAGGTGCTTCTGCATCTTTAGGTGTTGTGAGAATAAATGCAGTTTCACAGATTGATTTTTCCGTACTCAATGACGATGCAGAAGTTCTGCTTCTGATTTAAGGATAAAAATGCCATATTTCATCTCAGATAAACAAAGCGATTGTGCAGGTTGGGCAACTGTCAAAGAAGAAACTGACGGTTCTTACACAACAATTGGTTGCCATGATGACAAGCAAAGTGCAATTGATCAGATGGTTGCAGTATCTATCGCAGAAGATATGGAACCGGGTGGAGAGATAAACACTCGCGCAGTTGATTTGAGCGTTCCTTCTTTCATTCGTGAAAATGCTCAACGAGGTCTCAAATACCTTGAAGAAGGTTTTGGGGGCGATGGCTTAACTGATGGCACAAAGCGTGAAGCACGCGAAATGGCAGCAGGTCGAATCACCGAAAACAAAGTTCGCAAGATGGCACCCTGGTTCGCTCGCCATCAAGTTGATGGACAAGCACCAAAAAATAACGATCCTTCAGATTCACAGTATCCAGGCGCAGGTCTTGTTGCCTGGTTGTTGTGGGGTGGAGATTCCAACTTTTCTGACAGGGCGCAAAATTGGGCGCAACGCAAGATTGATGCGCTCGATGCCGAATCCGATTCAAGGAGCAAAATGAAAAAAATTGAACGCCGCACATTCACGGTGCGAGATGTTGAAGCACGCCAAGCTGAAGATGGCACAATGCGCCTTTCAGGGTATGCAGCAGTCTTTAACGATTCAAGCGTTCCCCTTCCTTTCAAGGAAAGCATCGCACCGGGAGCCTTTCGCAAGACTTTGATGGAAACACCTGATGTGCGGCTACTTATCAACCATGAAGGTCTGCCTTTAGCTCGCACCAAGAACGGAACCTTGACTCTGACTGAAGATGATCGTGGCCTGTATATGGATGCAGAGATTGCAGACACATCAGAGGGGCGCGACCTTTACAAGTTAGTTGAGCGCGGAGATGTTGACCAAATGTCTTTTGCCTTCCGTGTGATTCGTCAGAAGTGGTCAGAGGATAGAACTCGCCGTGTTCTCACCGAAATCAGCCTTGCAGATGGTGATGTCAGCGTTGTCACATATCCTGCTTACCCAACAACCTCTGTTGAAGCACGCGAACAACTACGCGAAGCAATGAAAGCCATGAAAGAAGGGCGCGACCTTAGCCCTGAAGCAATGAATGCACTTCAAATGGTTTTCTCAGACTTATCAGAAGGCCATGAATACATCATGCGTTCTTTGCAAATGATGGAAGAGTTTATGTCAACAGAAGATTCGACATATATGGATGAAGAGGATGAAATGAAAAAACGCGCAGTTGATGTTGTCGGTGATTATGTTTCTTGGAATTCATCAGGTGGAACTGCCCGTGGTCGCATCGTGCGTGTTGTAAGAGAAGGCACATTGCAAGTTCCTGAAACAGACTTTTCAATCAATGCTGAAGATGATGACCCTGCTGTATTGATTCGCCTCTATCGCGAGTTGCGTGATGGCTATGTTGCAACTGACACTCTTGTTGGTCACAAAGCATCCACATTGACTCCAATTGACACACTTCCTGAACCAACCGAAGAAGAAGGTCGCAAGATTTCTCTTCGTTTGGCACAGGCAATCGTTAATCGCACAAAATAAGTTTCTGTCAGCAATCTGACAGATCGAAGTCGGAGCGAGACTCACACCCTGCAAGCGCCGTGAGAAGCATCGCCACCACCTCACTTCCAAAACAACAAACTCACAAGGAGA